ATGGCGAGAAAAACACACCCATTAACCACAGTGCAGATCAAAGCAGCCAGACCAGCGCAAAAGGAGTACACCCTGCAGGACGGCGGAGGGCTTTTTCTCCTGGTCAAACCGTCTGGATCAAAACTCTGGAGATTTTCCTACTACCGACCATCGGACAAAAAAAGAATATTGCTGAGTTTTGGATCGCTTGAAGATGTTTCCCTGGCTGATGTCAGAAAACGCCGTAGCGAGTACAGGACGTTAATCAGTGCCGGAACTGACCCGCAGGACCACGAGAGGCAAAAAAGAGAGACAGAGGCCCGAAGACAAGGGAACACGTTCGAAAATGTGGCGGCGGCATGGTACCAGGTGAAAATCAGCCAGAATCTGGCCCCCAACACGATTAAAGACATCTGGCGTTCGCTGGATAAATATGTATTCCCGTTCATCGGCAACACGCCAATAGATACCCTCACCGCCCGAAGGTTCGTTGAAGTGCTTACCCCCATCAAGGAGCGCGGCAACCTGGAAACACTCAAGCGGGTTTTACAGCGCGTTAATGAGGTAATGGATTACGCCGCCAACAGTGGGCTGATTGATGCCAATCCGGCTATGAATGTGCGTAAGGCGTTTCCCTCACCTGTAAAAAAACATATGCCAACAATCCGCCCCGAACAGCTGCCGGAGCTTATGCAGGCTTTATCAGTATCGGCAACAGAACGGCAGACCAGATTACTGATTGAATGGCAGTTACTGACCGTAACCCGTCCCGCCGAAGCGTCATCAACGCGGTGGGATGAAATCAACCTGGACGCGAAGCAATGGACGATACCTGCCGGACGTATGAAGATGCGCAGGGATCACGTTATCCCGCTTTCCGGTCAGGCTATGGCGGTGCTGGAGGCCATGAAACCAATCAGCCACCACCGCAATTACGTTTTCCCAAGTCTGAAAGACCCACAGCAGCCGATGAACAGCCAGACAGCTAACGCAGCATTGCGGCGTATGGGATTCGCTGGCGTGCTGGTGTCTCATGGATTACGCGCCATATTCAGCACAGCAGCGAACGAGGAAGGATTCGAGCCGGACGTAATAGAGGCGGCACTTGCCCACGTCGACACCAACGAAGTTAGACGGGCATACAACCGGAGCAACTACATAGAAAAACGCATCGTGCTGATGCGCTGGTGGGGCGAATTTGTCGAGGCTGCGGCGACGGGCGTAACCCTCGCCAGTGGTAAAAGGGGTATCCGAGCCGTGTAGCTGTACAGAAAACCAGTAAAAACTACGAAAACCATGTAAAACCGTCGTATAATTGCATCAAATTTAACGACAAGGCTGTGAAACATGAAACCGTTAAGATGCAAAAAAATATCAGATGCAATTGCGACGGGCTGCAACTGGCCCTGATGGTTCAGCATGAATTTTGGTCAACCTACGATCCAGAGGACAGAACGACGGCCCCATCAAAAAAACAGGTAGTAGACTTTCTGGTATCCCGTGGCGCTTCCAGAAATCTGGCGGTAAGTATTGATAAGGTCGTACGTCCGGCATCTATGAAGATCGGAGGCAGGCCCAAAAAATGGCGGTAACAATCCTAGAAGCGGCAGAAATGCCGCTTTTTTTATAATTCCATTTCAAATCATCAATATAAAAAACGGTGTATACCGTTTAAAAACGGTGGGAACTGTTTTTACCCATATCCGATGATTTACCGTATTTGTCACCGGAATACACCGGATTCACAAGGTAAATCACGATGGAAGCAATCAGAAAAATTATCTTTCGCCAGGAAGTAAAAAAAATTATCCACATCAAGGCAGACAGCACGCTGCAAAGCATGATCAACGCCGGAGAATTTCCGCAAGGTTTTCGCGTTGGTTTACGCCGTCGCGGATGGTATGAGGATGATGTGTTGGCCTGGCAGAAAGAACGCGAACAGGAAGCACGCGGAACGGCTGCTTAACGGGTATCACAGATATGACAAACACGAAAAAAGCGGCCCCGATATGGAGCCGCCTTTCTGAACAATTAACCCGCTGCGCCTTATGTGTATGTGATCCCAAACATAAGCACGGGGATGATAGCCGCTATCAGGCTGGTGGGCAATGCAATCAGTCTGGTTCAGTTCGTTGCCATAACTGCGAAGCTCTCTCCTTTGATGAGTATTCTTTAAGGTACTTCTCAAGGGCAAAAGAACACGGCGCGAATCGTTCTGATTCATGCTCTTTCTTTCTGCGTCGTCTTTTTCGTGCAGGTGATGTTTTTTTGGTTGATTCTTCGTTGGTCATTGTGTGCGCCTGTAAAGCAATGCGCCGTAGTACCTCACACCACGGCGCTGGTGATGGTTACTCCTGCTCTTTGGCCTTGCGGCGCTGGCGGCGTTTGATTTCGCCTTTAACGGCAGTAACTATAAATTGCGCTTTGCTTTCACCTTCATCTAAATTTTTTTCTAAGTCTGCAACAACATCATGCGGGAATCTGGCATTTAACTGTTGCGACTTATTATTTGTTGAACCTGTTGCCATTACTGAATCCTCTCTAAGTTGGTGCGATTCAGTATACACAAAAAAATTCAGAGAAAAAGGCTTGAAGTGCGATTCACTTGCTGATAGGTTAAAAACAGATGGTGCGATGCACCAAATAACAACGCCCCGCAGTGCGGGAACACATACGGGGCGTCTAACCAACAACGTAAACTAGGAGCCGTTATGGTTGCCGTAAATCATATACCACACCTTGTACACACACAAACGGCCTTTGTGTGGCGTTTTCTGGCCCTGAGTGCCGGAGAATCTCAAATCATCCACGTAACCGCCTGGACGGAACGCGAAGCGCGTAGCCGTTGCCCGTCCGGTTGTGTTGCTGTATTCGCCGCCCGTATTCGTCAGGGGGGGGGCCATGCCTGATATGTCAAATTACCAGTACCTGATTAATCCGCATTTTAACTGTGAGCATGATATTGCTAAAAAGGTTTATTCCGCTGCGGATGGGGCTACTGACAATATATCAATGGCTGTTGCGTCAATTGGTAGCCTGATGTGGCATGCGTCAGAAAATGAGGACTATGACGAAAAGGCCATGCGCATTGATATGGGTAATATTGGTTTGTTACTGGCAATGCTTGGACATTTTGATATTTCGTTACGGTGCACCATTGAAAATGCCACAGATGCATTAAATGCTATAAAGAAAGCGAATACTGATTCAAATCGGGGATAAATAATCATGAGAACATATTTATCTGGCTTGACTGCCAGCGGTTATGCACACCCCCAAATTATCCCCGGCGCTATTTATCTGGATAAGAACGGTAACAGAGTAACGGTAAAAGAACTGATGTTTGACCGTGTGTATTTTATTCGTGATGGCTATTCATTTCATAGTTCGCTGAACGTGGAGATCTTTATTAGCAGATTCAGGCGGGAAATCCCGCTTTCCAGAAAAAACCATGTGTCACGTGTGAATGTGGATAAAAAACTACAGGAACTGAAAAACATGATTGCCGCGTGGAGAGAGCAGAAATGAAAAAAGCGCCAAATTTAAAACACCAGCCGCGTGACAAAATGACGGAAGTCATCATTTTTGCGGGTAGTGATGCGTGGGCACATGCGAAGCAGTGGCAGGAACAGGACGGGCGACTGGCTGGCGATAACGTGCCTCCTGTCTGGCTTGGAGAGCAACAACTTGCCGAACTGGACAACCTGCAAATCGTACCGGACGGACGCTATCGCGTGCGTCTCTATCAGGCGGGGTTATTGCGTCCGGGGCTTGTTAATACCATCGGGCAGAAACTGGCAGCGGCAGGTGTCAGGGATGCTGATTATTACTCTGAAGGAATGCACAGCCAGAAACGGGAGAACTGGCGCGAATATCTGGAACGTGAACGGGCAGAGCTGGCGGAAAAGAAAAAGGTAGTTGAACTGCCTGTAAAGAAAAAAGAGCGGGTAAAAGACGATAACGCTTCATCACTGGCGCTTAACCAGATGGGAGCAAGTCAACGCGGCGAAGTTCTCCTGGCACATTATGGCGGTGAACTGGCGATTCATGCTGACTCTGACACTGTTCACCATTACAACGGCGTTGTATGGGAGCCAGTACAGGATAAAGAATTACAGCGAGCTATGGCACAGATTTTCATTGATGCGGAGATCAGCTATTCGCAGAACGCCATTAAATCGGCGGTCGATACCATGAAGTTAAGTTTGCCTGTAATGGGGAATACAGCCCGTAACCTGATTGGATTCAGTAACGGGGTATTTGATACCAGAACAGGTAATTTTCGGGAGCATAACAAAAACGACTGGTTGTTAATTGCCAGTGAATTACCTTTCAGCCCACCAGCAGAGGGGGAAACGCTGGCAACACATGCGCCGAATTTCTGGAAGTGGTTACGCCGTTCGGTGGCTGAGAATGACCGCAAGGCGGATCGCGTACTGGCTGCATTATTCATGGTGCTGGCGAACCGGTACGACTGGCAGTTATTCATTGAGGTAACAGGTCCAGGGGGAAGTGGTAAAAGCGTGATGGCGGAGATTTGCACCATGCTGGCGGGTAAGGCCAACACAGTATCGGCAAGCATGAAGGCGCTGGAAGATGCAAGGGAACGCGCGTTAGTGGTTGGCTTTTCGCTGATTATCATGCCGGATATGACCCGCTACGCTGGTGATGGGGCAGGAATTAAGGCCATTACAGGCGGTGACAAGGTGGCAATTGATCCGAAACACAAAGCCCCCTACTCAACGCGTATTCCGGCAGTAGTGCTGGCGGTTAACAATAACGCCATGTCATTCAGTGACCGCAGCGGGGGGATCTCACGTCGTCGGGTGATATTCAATTTTTCGGAAGTTGTACCGGAGAACGAACGCGATCCAATGCTGGCGGAAAAAATAGAAGGTGAGCTGGCGGTAGTGATTCGCCATCTGCTTACACGGTTTGCTGACCAGGACGAAGCCAGACGCCTGTTATATGAGCAGCAGAAATCTGAAGAAGCACTGGCGATAAAGCGAGAGGGGGATTCGCTGGTGGACTTCTGCGGCTATCTCATGGCGTCGGTAATGTGTGATGGCCTGTTAGTGGGTAATGCTGAAATTGTGCCATTCAGCCCACGCAGGTATCTCTATCATGCCTATCTGGCTTATATGAGGGCACATGGGTTTGGTAAACCTGTAACACTGACGCGCTTCGGTAAAGATATGCCGGGGGCAATGGCGGAATATGGCAGGGAGTATATGAAACGGAAAACGAAGCACGGTTTGCGTTCAAACGTGACACTGACGGAGGAATCAGAAGACTGGATGCCATCATGTGTATCGGTCACTAATGACGATAGCAAAAATTAAACTTATGGAATAACTGTTCACCACTGTTCACCCTGTTATAAATATCTTTTATATCAGTATATTATAGGGTGAACAGTTATTTATGAACTGTTCACCAAACTATTCACTGTTCACCTTTTTGATTGTTTATTGAGCTTCAAGGGTGAACAGTGGTGAACAGTTGGTGAATAGTTTTTGTGAAACTGTTCACCCCTTAACATTATGAATTAAAAGATAAAATATCAAAAGGTGAACAGGTGAAGGGTTAAAACGCAAAAATTTTAATTTACTGCTGTGAGATAAAGCCTATGACAGCGAAGCACATAAAAAAAATCACAATCGCACGCCCTTGATTTGACGGAACACTGGTTAAGGGTGTCGATAAAAATCATCGACCGCAACGCCGGGGAAGGATATGCGAAAGCACATCCCGAACTGATTAGCGCATTCATGACCACGACGGCGGCAAACTTTGCCACGCTGACAGAACGGGAGATTGCCGAAGCGGAACAGGTAACAACCATCAACGTTAAAAGCGCTGGAGAATAACCGAAGTAGTGAACACATAGCCGGAGCAATCCGGCTTTTTTTCGATCTCGCATATCTTAAAAAATGGTTGATTGATTATAATCTATCGAAAATACTGATTATTAGATGATAAGCATCAGGAGGAAACAAAGTGGAACAGATAAAGCAAAGCGCTACCGTGATGATTGATCACGAGATCCTAAACGAGCTTAAAAAACTTCAATTCGATGTTATTCGCCGGATGAATGAAGCTGGTATATACGGCAGAGCCGCCACGCCAACAGTAGGCCATCTTGCTCGCGTGCTGTTACGCGAACGCCTGGGCATTGCAACAGGTGAGGAATAACAATGGCTATCACAGAACGCGAGGCAAGCATCATTAAAGCCATTGGCGAGGAAACAAGAGACACGATAGCGCCATTAATGGAAAAGATCGCAGAGCTTGAGAGACGAATAAACAAGCTGAGTGATGAAGTTGAAGGCCTGATCTCGTTACTCGGTGAGCAATGACAGGGGGGGGGAGTGTTCCGGCCGGAAAGTCGATCGCCCTGGACACCGCCCCCCGTCTCATTCGTAGAAAATTTTGCTTTTCAAAAAAGTTACACGAAAAGTTACACCCCCTCAAAACGAGGTTTTTGCATGGCATTAACGACCAAAAAAAAGCGGTTTGCTGATGCGTTATCAAGGGGCGCAAATCCCACGGAAGCCGCTATACATGCGGGATACAGCGAAAAGACCGCAAGGGTCAAAGGCTGGCAGCTATCCAACGATCCTGAGGTGAAAAAGTATCTTAAGGCTGTAACTCCTGATGTAACTTTTCAGGTTACAAAACCGAAAAAAGTTACAAAGAAAGTTACCGAAAAAGTTACACCGGAACGGGCATCAATTAACACCATTGAGATGATGGATAACGGCCTACCCGACCCCATCAAAGCAATGGGCAGGATACTGATTGACAACATGGACACAGATCCAAAACTGGCTTTAGATGCCGCGTTTAAGCTGGCCCAGTTCACCCACCGCAAGATCGGCAGCATTGGGAAAAAAGAGGTTAAAAAACTCAATGCCGCTAGTGTCTACTCAAATCGGTTCCCCATCCCTAAGCCACCAACAGACTTAAAACACTGAGGTAGCGAACTATGAGCGAATACATCACAGACCCTATTGATGTACTCACGGAAATCATGAACGACAAGCAGCAGTCGACCGAAATACGGTTACAGGCCGCCGCTGTTCTGATGCCATATTTTCACGAAACACTAAACCCGTGCTTCCAGGAGGAGGAAGAAGATGATCTGTAAAAACATGAAAGGCGTGTCAGCAGTTCGCGCCGCCAGCGTGCTGGCATCGTGTAAATTTAGCCATGCTGACGCTATAGAGATGACGAAAAGAAATGATCCGGCAGTATCGTTATTTCTTGAAAAATCCGTAGTAGCAGGAATGAACACGGATAACATGCCGTCGCTGGTGGCAGAGCCGATAGTAAGAGAGCTTGGCGAGTATATTTTTTCGCAGTCTGTACCAGGCAAGCTAATCAGCAGCGCGCTAAATCTTCCTTTTGGCGCAAAATTGCAGTCAATATCAGGCAAGGGCAGTAAATGGCTTAAAGAAGCCGAAGAAATCCCTGTCAAAGAGGGAGAAGTAAACGAAAGTGCGCTAAAACTGTGCAAACTTGGCGCTATTGTGATGCTGAATAACGAGCTAATCAAATTTAGCACCCCTGGTACAAATTCAGCGATCAGAGACTTGATCACATCGGAATCGGTGAAAGAAATAGATAAAAAATTTCTTTCCAGTGACCAGGAGGTGGCTGGCGTATCCCCTGAGGGCGTGCTTAATGGTGCTGATGAGGCCGAAAACTTCATAGAGCTTTTCAAAAAGCACATAGCGAACGGTAACACGCTTTCCACGTCGTCGCTAATCTTGCCCGTAGAAAACGCCTTACAGCTTACTGATGCTGAGTTCTGGCAGATAGAGCTTTTGAGAATACCGGTAATTGTGAGCGAACAGGCGGATCGCATGATGCTGATAGACGCTCAAAAGCTGATTATTAACGTTGAAGCCACGGTTATAACCCCAACTGATGAGGCGGTAATAAAAACCGAATCAGGGGCGGTTAGCCTTTTCCAGAATGACGCTACAGCGTTCAGGGCAATCACCTATTGCGGATGGCAAAAACTCGATAAGGCCGTCACCGTTCTGGCGAAAAGCTGA